TAACTTTTATTATTCAATTATCTGACACCAAAGATTATGATGGTGGACATATTGAATTAATGAATATGACTACGGATAATAAATTATTTAGACAAAAAGGTCAAATAATTATATTTCCATCTTTTGTTCCTTGGCGTGTTACTAAAGTTACAAAAGGTGTAAGAAATTGTATTGAGGGTTGGTTACACGGCCCAAGTTATGTATGATATTTAATAAAATCGCACAAGAAGTACCATTAAATAGAAGAGGAAAAATATCATCTGAGATATGGTTTCCTACAATATTCCATTTTATAGATATTCTAAACTATGAAAAACGAAATAAGAAATGGTTAAAACATATTTTTAAATGGAGAGATGATGATAACAGAGGTATAGTTCGTTCTAATTCCAGAGGTTGGCATAGTGCAGTAGATATGCATATGCGAGAAGAATACGAAGATATGGGAAAGGAAGCACTAAAGGTAGGATTGAGAATACAAGAATTGATGGATTTAAATCCAGATACAGAACCAGTCATTGATAATATGTGGGCAAATGTTTCTCAATTTGGTGCTCATAATCGTAATCACACTCACCCAGGCTCACACTTTAGTTTTGTTTATTATCTACAATCTCCAGAAAAGTGTGGACAAATATGGTTTTCTGACCCTAGAGCACAAGCAGTCGCAGTTCAATTACCATTTAACCAAAATAAACCGAGAGTAAGAGAAACACTAAATGAAGTGTACTGGGCTCCAGTTCCAGGCAGATTGATTATGTTTCCATCGTGGGCAGTTCACGAAGTAGAGCCTAATTTATCAGAATTAAAGGGTAATAAAGGTTTAAGAGTAAGTGTTTCTGGTAATATAAGTTTTCGTTTAAAAAAAGATGCTACTTATAAAGAAGAGAGAGAGGGACACGATGCAAAAGGTTTTCTCACTATGGAAGGTGCAGAGAAAAGAACATAATCTTTTTCTATTATAAATAATAATAAAGGAATGTCACATGACTACTGAACTCAATGATTTTTTTAAATTATTATCTAGTGAAAAAAAAGAAAAAAAAAATAATTTGAAACAAAAAATTGTTGATGAAGTAAGTTTAAAAAATTTATTTAGTTCTCTTGCAGAAGAAAAGAAAAAACAAAAAAAAATCAATAAATTAAAATTAGAAAAAGAGTCTAAAAAATTAAAAAGTTTAGAAAGTATATTATTTGAAGAGAATGAACTAGATAAAATAAAACAATCTGTTCAAGAAGCAAATGATTTGATATTAAAACAACCAGAGGAAGACCAATCAGTTTTACAAGAAGAAATTAAAGAAGATAAAGAAATATTGGTTGAACCAGTAATACAAGAGGAACAATTTAAAGAAAAGACAAAAGAACTTAAACAAGATGAAATACTTAAATCACTTTCTAAAATATCTCATTCCACTGGTGTTGATTTAAGAGAAGAAAAAATTATTGATTTGGACAGTTTAAAAAAAGAGTTTCTTCGTTTTAAAGATTTAGTAAGTAAACAAATAAGTTCTATTGGTGGTGGTGGAATAGGTGACAGACCAAAGACAACTATACACAGCAGAGATATTATACCAGAGACAGACAACCTATATAGTTTAGGTTCAACATCTAAAAAGTTTTCTAATCTGTTTGTGTCTGGTTCAACAATTAATTTGGGTGACACAAAAATTAAAGAATCAGCTGGTGGTTTAGCAGTAACAGACGAAAATGATAGTTTACAAGAGGTTGCTTTATTTGCAGGCACTACAAGAAGTGGTAAGCCTGGTCAGATAGGTAGAAGATTTCCTTTTTTTTCTGCTTCTGGTGGATTAACGACAAAGAATACAGATTTCTTTTTTAGTGCTGATACACCAAATAAATTTGTTTATAGTGATACTAAAACATTTACTAAAGCAGATGGCTCATCTAATCCAGATTTTTCAACTGGAAGTGATGATGGAATACTTTTTAGGTTTTAAATATGGCAGATAAAACTCCATTAAGAGCGGTCTTTAACGATAGTAGTATTGCAACTGGACTTGCAGAATTTCAATCTGGTGATACCATACCAGTAACTCACGGAGGTACTGGACTATCTTCTCTTGGTTCTGCGTTACAAGTTTTAAGAGTCAACAGTGCTGGTAATGCATTAGAGTTTGCCGCCGCCGCTGGTTCTCAAAATGTTTTCTCAACTATTTCAGTCGCTGGACAATCAGATGTAGTTGCAGATGCATCTACTGATACATTAACTATTGCAGCTGGCACTGGTATGACTATTACCACCACTGCTGGAACAGATACAGTAACATTTGCTACAAGTGCGATTACAAGTGTTGCAGCTGACACATCTCCACAACTAGGTGGTAATTTAGATGTAAATGGTAATTCAATAGTTTCTGCATCAAATGGTAATATTTCAATTACACCTAATGGTTCTGGTAAAATAGTTTTAGATGGTTTATCTTTTCCAACCTCTGACGGAAGTGCAGACCAAGTTTTAAAAACAGATGGTTCTGGTAATCTTTCTTTTGCAACAGTATCTGGAGGTGGTGGAAGTGGTATAGCAAGTCTTGCTGCCGATTCGTCTCCACAGTTAGGTGGTGATTTAGATGTAAATGGAAATGATATTGTTTCAGTATCAAATGGTAATATAAATTTATTACCTAATGGTACTGGTAAAGTTATATTAGATGGGAACGGAAGTAGTGGTGGTGTTACTATTACTGATGGTAATATAGACATAAGAACTGGAACTGGTGCAGTATCAAAGGTAAAATTTTATTGTGAATCTTCTAACGCACACGCTCAAACATTACAAGCACAACCACACTCTGCTGGTAGTTCAGCAGTCATAACTCTACCAGTCGCAACTGGGACTTTAATTGGTAGTGGTGATACTGGTTCAGTATCAAACACAATGTTAGCAGGGTCTATTGCAGCTAGTAAACTTGCTGGTAGTATTGGAAACTCTAAATTAAGTAATTCTTCTATAACAATAGGTTCTGATGCGATTGCACTTGGAGCTTCAAGAACAGACATAAATGGTTTAACATCTTTAGATGTAGATAATATTACGATAGATGGTAATGTCATATCATCAACAGATACTAATGGTAATATAACATTGACACCAAATGGTTCTGGTAAAGTTGTATTAGATGGACTTACTTATCCAGCATCTGATGGAACTAATGGTCAAGTTATAGTAACAAATGGTTCTGGTGTGTTATCTTTTTCTAGCGCTGGTGGTGGTACAACTGTAAATAGATTTAAATACACTGCAACTGCTGGACAAACTGCGTTTACTGGAAATGATGATGCGAGTGCAAGTTTATCATTTACAGATGGAAAAGAATTAGTTTATGTGAATGGTGTGTTTATGGAAAAGGGTACAGATTATTCCACATCTGGTGGAAATACAGTAACACTCTCTGATGCAGCTACAGTAGGTGATGAGGTTAACATAGTTGCGCTATCATAAATACTTTTAGGAAAAAATATGCCAAGTAATGCAAGAAATTTATCAAGTTTTAGTTCAGTGAAAACGATTAATGATATATCTACACTGGCACTAAGGCAATCTTCAAATGAGAATAAAGAAGCATATAACTCCAATTCAATGTATGTAGATGTGTTTCAAGATTCTACTGGTATTACAAACTTAACTAATTGTTCCAGAGATAGTAGTGAATTTGTTTCAAGTGCAACTGCAGCTAGTTTTGCATCAAATAATTCAACTTTAATTACAAGCATGACACAAATTTATAATTTTGATAATGCTGTTACAGATGCACTTGGAAATCAAGACTTAATAAATTCTGGTGTTACATTTAATAGTAGCACGAAAAAACTTGGTACTCACTCTGCATATTTTGATGGTGGTGCTACAACTGAATTTTCGTATGATGACGGAAGTGGTAGTGCAGATGTTCCTCACTATTTTAATTCTTTTCCACCTTCTGCTTTATCTATGTCTTGTTGGGTATACTGGACACCAAATAATAATAACTGGAATATGATTTTAGATAATTATCATGTATCAGATGCGAATAAAAGAAATGTAATTTTTGCAGTTGGAAATGATAATAGTGGTACATCATATCACGATTATCCTTCTATTTACAGTGATACTGGTGGTACTGTTTGGCACTCTGCTAGTCAAGCAGTGAGTCATTCAACTTGGACTCATATTACTTGGAGTTTGACGGCTAGTCTCAAAAGAATTTACATAAATGGTGTTGAAAGATTATCACAATCTGGTTCTTTTGGATTTGATTCAACTGTGAATGATGATGCTAGAATAGGTGGTCGTGCATCAAATGGTGATTTTCAATACAGAGGATATATAGACCAACTAGCAATTTGGACTAGAGAATTGACAGCAACAGATGCTGGACATCTATACAATTCTGGTAGTGGTAATGCCTTCACTCCATCCAGTGCTAATGCAACTGGTTCATTTGAAAGTAACGCAATAACTTCTAGTGCATCAACATCTAAAATGGGTGCAATCATAACTTATCAAGACAATGCTGGAACAAATGCATTGAACACAGATATTGTGTTAAAATTATCTGCTGATAATGGTTCAAACTATTCAACTGCAACTCTTGTTGCTATGCCTGACTTTGCAAGTGGTATAAAAATGGCAAAAGTAAATAATTTAAGTGTTACATCTGGTACACAGTTAAAATATAAATTAGAGTTCGCAAATCAGTCTCTTGGTTCAAAAGAAGCAAGAATTAGAGGTGTTAGTCTACAATTCTAGTTATAGTCCTTTTCTATTATAAATAATAATAAAAGGATTAGTTATGGCAGTACCTACTTCAAAGTCAACATTTAAAGAATATTGTTTAAGAGCATTAGGTAAAGGTGTCATTGATATCAATGTATCTGATGACCAAATAGATGATAGAGTAGATGAAGCTTTACAATATTTTTCAAAATACCATTATGATGGTATTGAAAGAGTATATCTAAAACATCAACTTACAACTGCTGAAATTGCAAGAATGAGAAGTAATGAGAGTGCAGTTACAGCAACCGATAAAGTTGATAGTTCAATTACAGCAGACTTTTTACAACAAGAGAACTATATACCTATTCCAGATAGCGTATTAGCAGTTGTAAAAGTATATCCAGTAACAGATAAATTAACTCAAAATTTATTTGATGTTCGTTATCAATTAAGATTAAATGATTTATATGATTTTAGTTCAACTTCAATTATTCACTATGAAATGACAATGAGGCATCTAGATTTTCTAGACCACATTCTTACTGGTGAATATCCAATAGATTTTAAAGAACATCAAAACAGATTATACATTCACGCAGACATGGAAAAAGATTTCAACAATGGTGATTTTCTTTTAATTGAGTGTTATAGAAAATTAGACCCAACAGTTTACACAGATGTGTTTGATGATATGTATTTAAAAAGATATGCAACTGCATTAATTAAAAAACAATGGGGTGCTAACCTATCAAAATTTAATGGTGTTCAAATGTTAGGTGGAGTTACTATGAACGGTGAAACAATCTATCAACAAGCGTTAGATGAAATCACTAAGTTAGAAGAAGAAATGAAACTAGGATTTGAGTTACCAGTAAATTATATGGTAGGATAAGTTATGGCAGTCAATAAATTTTTTCACGACAGTAATAAGACTTCTATATCTGCCGAAAGAGACCTATACAAAAATCTAGTTAAGGAAGCTATCCAGATTCACGGACACGATGTCTATTATGTAAATAGAACATTTGTTAACGAAGATACTTTATTTGGTGAAGATACATCATCAACTTTTTCAGAATCACAACTTATAGAAATGTATGTAGAAAATGCAGAGGGTGGTCTTGAGGGTGAAAAAGAATTAGTATCAAAGTTTGGATTAGATATCAAAGATGAAGTTACCTTTGTCGTAAGTAAAGAAAGATTTCAAGACATAACAAAACAAGTTGTTTTAGAATCTGGCACTACTGAAACTTTTGGTGCAGTATTGTTAGAAGACGGAACAACCACAAGTGAGAGTGCGTATCTTGTAAATGAAGATGAATCAACTGATGCAGATAGACCTCTAGAGGGTGATTTAGTTTTTCATCCTATTATTAATAAAATGTTTGAAATCAGTTTTGTTGACCACGATGAGCCTTTCTTTCAATTAGATAATAATCCAGTTTATAAATTAAAATGTAGATTGTTTGAATATGGTAGTGAAGGTATTGATACTGGTGTAAGTGCGATTGACCAAATAGAAACTGATAGTAGTTTAGATGCACTTTCTTACCAGTTTACATTAGAACAAACTGGAACATATACAGAAGAAATTGCATTAGAGGACAATGATTTATTATTATTAGACAGAACAGATGGTGGTGGTTCTGATGCTGGTGATAATCTAATTTCTGAAACACAGTTTGGTGCAAGTTCTATACTACTTGAAACTGCTGACACTTTCTATATTACAGTTAAAGATGAAACTGGTGTATTTGAAGAAGACGAAGTTATCACTGGTGCAAACGGTGGACAAGCTTATATCAGACTAATAAATAGTAACACATTACATTTTGAATATATAACTGGAACATTTGCAAAAGATGAAGTTATTACTAGTAGAAACAATGGGTTTACTGCAACAATAACTGAAATAAAAGAAGAAAATCATTATCTAATTAATGAAGAATATAATGTAGATACCATTGATGAAAAATCTCAGATTGAAGATTTTGAAAACTTAGATAATACAATATTAGACTTTAGTGAATCAAATCCATTTGGTGACGCTGGGAAGGAATCATAATGTTAGGACAACAATTTTATCACGAAACGATTAGAAAAATCATAGTATCATTCGGTACTATTTTTAATAATATACAGATTGTCAGAAAAAATAGTTCTGGTAATATTACACAATCTATGAAAGTTCCACTTGCATATGGGCCTAAACAAAAGTTTCTTACACGAATTAGAGAAGATGCAAGTATTAGTAAAACAACTGCGATTACTTTACCTAGAATTGCATTTGAAATACAAACACTTTCTTACGATACAACTAGAAAATTAAATCGTGTTACAAAGATTAGAAAGACAAGTGCAAAAGGTTCTGGTAAATTAGAAACACAATATATGCCTGTACCTTATAATGTTGATTTACAATTATTTGTTATGGCAAAAAGTGGTGATGATGCGTTACAAATCATAGAACAAATATTACCTTTCTTTCAACCAGAATATACAATTACAGTTAATGATAATTTAGATATGAAACAAAAAAGAGATGTTCCTATTGTATTAACTGGTATAGATTACGAAGATAATTATGAAGGTGATTTCACAACAAGACGAGCAATCATTTATACATTATCTTTTACTGCAAAATTTTATTTGTATGGGCCTGTTACTTCACAGTCTGTTATCAAATCAGTTCAAGTTGACCAGTTTACAGATTTACCAGACAAATCACCTAAGAGAGAACAAAGATATAGTGTCACACCAGAACCAGTATCTGCTGAGTTTGACGACAACTTTGGATTCAATGAAACAACATCTTTCTTTCAAGATGCAAAAGACTATAATCCAGAAACTGGTAGTGATGAATAAATAAGAGTAGGAGAATAAAGTGCCAATAAGAACATTACCAAGTAGAGCTATTGCAGATGCATCAATACAAGCCGTTGATATTGCAAGTAACAGTATATCAAAAGCAAAAATAGATGCAGATACACGACTAGGTTTACAGAACGATTCAATTATACTAGATGGAACAGATGGTGCTGGTGCAAACAAAGGTGATTTTTTAGTATTAGATGGAACAGATAATTCTAGTACAAATGCAAATGACAGAATACTTTTTGACGAAACATTTAACCCATCAACATTTAATGTTAGTAATGTATTGGAGATTTTATCAAGTCCTTGTAATGGCACTCAAGTAACAGTACCTAGTGGTACATATACAATGGCAGATATAACTGCCACACAAGATTTAACAACTTCTTTTGCTGATGTTACAGGGTCAAGTATTAACTATACTCCTCCGAGTGGAACGACTAGGGTACAATATAAATTTTATGTGCAATTTGCATATGACAATGACAATTATGCTGGAACACAAATAAAATTTTTCCTAGATGGAACAGAGGTAACAGATGCAAGAAGGTCATATTATGGAAATTATTTTTTAGGTGGATTTTCTTTTGAATATACGATTAATTGTAATGCAAGTGGAGCAAACACAGCACACGGAGATATTACATCTTGGACAACTCCAAAAATAATGAAATTACAGGCGGCAGAATATAATAGTTCAAATGAAGCACGATTTCATAGACTACAATTATGGGAAGGTGCTGATGTATCAACAGTAGTCGTACCAACTTTAACAATTACAGCTTTAAAGGATTCTTAAAATAATGTCTAAAGTAAATAATATTTTAGATAAAACATTGATAGGTGAACAAATTATGAAGGTTGAAGATAAACCAAAAAGTGTTGTCAAAACAAATAATGAAGGTAATGATTTTGAATATCAAAGACAAAATTTTTATTCATTAGTTGAAAAAGGACAAGATGCAATAGAGGGTATATTAGACCTTGCAAGGGAAAGTGAACATCCAAGAACATATGAAGTTGCTGGACAACTTATAAAAAATGTCGCAGAGGTCACAGAGAAACTTGGTGATTTACATTTGAAGATGCAAAAGTTGAAAGAGTTACCAGACAAGGGGCCGAAGAATGTAACTAACGCATTGTTTGTTGGTTCTACAACAGAACTACAAAAAATGTTAAAAAATAACAAGTAGGTAAAATGTCTG